GCTCACCCGAGTTTGTGGAAATTCCACACCCTCCTACGTTTAATTAGACGTAGACCCGACCAATACTTTTCCTTAGTATCGGTCGCCCTACCTGACCCGAACTCCACGGAAGATCCGCGGAAGGGTCCTCAGTAAAATACTGAGTTAGGCAGGCATATCCACTCCCTCGTTTCCGCTGTTCTTTAGCAGAGACAGTTAGGACACGAATGTAGTTACGTTGATATGACTTATCCCAGGAGAGACTCCTGGTCAGGCCACAGCAATTGTAACTACGCAGGGAGAGGACCGCATCCTCACCAACTGTAGAGACATAAAGTCTCTTAACCTCCTGAGGAGGCAGTTGGTTCACTACAAAGTCGGCAACCCTCCAAAGTCCACGAGTGTGGAAATTGTTGGATGTTTCGACAGTAGTGGCCATCGAGGATGGGGAACCATCATACGGCTCAAGGATGTACGCAGGGGTTACATCGTAACCTTTAAAAGCGTCCATACCGCAGGACTCACGGAAGGAAATTCCCCCGTAGGTCTTTGCGGAGTTGACCTTGAGTCCACACTCATGAAGAATGAGTTTGATGGTCTCAACAGCAGCCGTCGGAGCGATGATATCGTCTCCGAAGACTGTGACCTGTCTGAAGGACCTTATCAGACTCTTTCGATCAAGTGACTTCGCTTCGCCGTTCTGGAGCCGCAAGGCCCATACGGTCAAAAGAAGGAACACGATCGTCTGAATCGGAAAGGTACAAGCAGAACCCATTGGTGCAAACTTCCTCAAGAGTATCATCGAAGGATGATGCTCAGAGATTGTTTGAGACATGGCTCTCGTCCGGCAAGCGTGTAGGCCGTCCAGGATATTACTACCTTGGAAAACATACTCAACTAACCTAGTAGAGAGTCTATCTGAGGCTGACGACAAGTCAATTGTCGCGAGCTTACCATCAATGGAGGAGAGTCGGGCACGTTCGCGAGAACGCTCCTGACTACGGAACGTAATACTGTTCCTCAAAATGGTAGAGGAATCAATACGCCCTTCAAGCCACCGCCAGATACTTTGCTGTATCCATTGGTGAGCAACAGGCTCAGCGCAGATAAGCCTAGGACCTTTCTGGGTCTTCGGAACTGCTATGAGTCTGGAAGGCAATTCCCTATCGATTGGTTGGTATTCGGAATCGAGCTTACCCGATCCGAACCAGTCAAACGGGAACCGTCCGTCAAGCTTCTTGGGCCAGAACTGAAAGTCGTACTTAACGACCTCAGTAGTAGCTTCTGAAGTTGCTCCAGGTCCATGCTTAGGGTACAGATCCCACTCGGGCATCCATCCGATTTCCCCGTGTATGATTCGCAGGCAGAATGCCCTAAAATCATTCCAAGGTATGTCAGGATGAGTGCAAAGATCAAACAAATCTGCATCTTGCGATGTAGATCCGGGTCCCCAGAGGGGGTGCCCGGTTCGATCTTTCCATTCTGGGACTTCGCAGTCCCAGGTGTTCTCGTGAGAAGCTGGTAGATGCGCCTCGATAGCGAAGAACTCATCAAGAGTATCCTTCACACGTTGAGGTTGACATTCTAGACGAAGCCGCTTACAGCAGTATAGCAACTGCCTTAGGAGGCACACCGTTTCGATGTCAGCATCTTCCTTAAGCATCCCTTCTACGTCGAAGATGCGCTCAAATAACCCCTTAAAGAGTAAGGGCTTATTTGCCTTCTGCGGAATCCCTTTCGGGATAACCCAGGAGTGGCAATAGCCAAGGTCAAGAGCTCTATCGAACTCTTTACCGAAGCTAGGAAGGGTTATCGTAAGGAACGATAACCCTCTCGATTCGACACTTGATAAGAGGCGAGACAAGTCCCGCTCTAGATCAATTCGAAGGTCAGGCCATCTAGTGGATATCTCAGTAATGAGAACTCCGTAGATGCTAACCGCGAAGTTGACGTGGCTTTTCATGCTAGTAGCTCCTTTCGTTGCTAGTGTGCATCCACCGTCCGGTGATCTCGTCACCTCCGAAGAGGCAATGGACTCAGTTCACACCGATCGAGAGATCGTTGAGAGCAGAGTACGTCGAGGCAGACAACCATGTCAACGCAGCTTTCGCTACGTCGGCCATGGGGACTGGGTCCTCGAATTTGCCACCACGCATTGTGAAAGTAAACGACTGTTTCTTCACAGTTGCGAGGGCCGTCGGATAGATGACGCGCTCAATGTAAACATTGTGGCGCCTCATCACGATCCCATCCGCATCGACACCGTCGAGCGAATGGCGGATCTTCATGTTAACTGCGTCAAGAGTACCTGAGAACTGGTACTCAGAGCCGTAGTTATCTTGATTGACCCGCTGGAGGGTATAACCCGATCCAGCGATCGTTAGTGCGAGAGTTCCACCAAACATGCGGTTATTTCCTTATCATCTACGTCGCCTCTTGGTAATCCCAAGGACGACGAGACTACTAAGGATTGACAGCTTAAAGGTATCCAGGAATGGAACCTTTAGGTTCGGTGCTACTGACGGGCTGTTATTCACATACCGCTGCTTATAAGTACATACAATTCTCCCTGAAGTAACTTCAATGGAGCCTTGTTTAAATGCACGATAAGTACGGTTGTTACTGCTCTGACGCATGATACTGAGCCGAGATGGTTTATAATAAACCATATTATAGTTGGCTTGCATAAGGGTAGAGATACCCGCAAACCAATCTATAAGCCAGGACCATGGTAGAGCCTTCCAAACGGTGATTGGAATCTGTCCGAGGTTTCCACCAAGGGCAGCATTAAAAGCATCCATATATGAAGGCTTCTTACCAATCTGATTCGGATCCCGAACTTTCCAGGTGACGACCCCCCATGTCTTATGGCCTCTATCAGAGACGTAAGACTGGGTGAGCGACACACCGTACACAGACCATATGAGGGTTGATCCCTCGGCGGTCCATGAATCGGTTTCGAGAGTAACACGGCGTCGTAAACCCTTGACCGAATGAGCCCCTTCGAGTTCTTCCTGACGACGTTTAACGTCTTCAGAAAAGTCGATGAGTTTCATAAGGTCCTCTATCAGCGGTCTCCAGCCAAACTGAAAGGCTAGAGTAGCTGAAGCAGCTTCCTTTGCTTTATTAAGGCCCGAAGGGGACTTAATCTTATGGAGGAGGTTGCCAGCATGTCTGAGCATCATAGGAATATCCTTTAGCTCATACATGAATAGAGGAATGTTTACGCGAGGTGTAAGCGGGCCTGTCTGTGCCAATAACCTATTCACATAGGAACTGAGCGCAGGCGGACTGGACAGAGGTCCAGGAACTTGACCATACATTCCTGATGGGACGCCCGGTGGTGTAAATACCGGGTTTCCAGCTGGTCGGATGATTAAGCTTCCACTCCACTCCGTAAGGCGTTTAGACATGGGGTTATTCCCCATGTAATTGCCAGTAACGTCGTCCATCTCTTCCTCTATTGATGGGTAGGAACGAGTAAAAGGTGTTCCTGCCCACACGCCAGCGCCAGTGATAACACTAGCTCGGCGGAGGCGATGTCGAGATGGCATGTGAAGTAACAGTCTCTTATACGTAACCCCGTCGGGTAGGGTCTGAATTGAACTAGACAGGAATGTCTAGCGAGGCTCCCATTATTGGGAGC